CAGCAGCCGGTCTAGTTGCATCAGAAGTTGCTGAAAATTCACTTAAAGTTTTAGATCCATTAATGAATATATTTTCAGAAGGATTAGAATTAATAGTTAAACTTATTGCTCCTTTAATTTCTAAAAAAGAGCAACGAGAAAAATGGTTAGCTATAGTAGATAATTTAGAGGCAAGTGAATTAGAAGCAGAAGAAGCTATAAGGGCAGAAATTGAAAAGCAGCAACAAACACAACAAACAATTAAGGAACAGCGAGATGCAATATTAGCTAATGAAGAATTAATAAAAGCTGAAACAGAAAAGCTTAAAAGAGGTTTAAAAGCCAGACAAGAACAACTAAAAGAAGACACAAAACTTGTTCCAGAGATAATTATTATCAAGAGCTTAGCTGCTATTGGAGATTTACTTGCAACGGTGGCATTTAAAATAATGGCAAATGGACTAGTATTAAATTGGACAGGCGCAACATTGAAAACATCAGTACCTCCACCCGGAGCTACTAATACTATTGCGAATTTTGTTTTGGTTCCATTTATTGATAAAGGTAAACTCATAGACGGAATGAAAGCCACAACAAAACAAGAAACAGAAGAGGATATGATTAAACAATATGTAAAACTATTTAAAGACCATACAAAAACTCTTTCTGGAATAACTATTGGTATGGTACCATTAGTTGGAGTTCCAACCCCTATTCCATATCCATGGGTTGGATTAAAATGTGGTATATAAATAAGGAGAACAGTTATGAAAATTAGTAACTTTAAAGCACTAATAAGAGAAGCAGTAAGGGAGGAGCTTAGAGCTTCGCTTCCAAACCTTCTCAGAGAAAATGCAGTGCTGGAATCTAAAAAGCCGTCTGTTAAAAAATCGGATTTTATGGAGGGTATAAGTCACGCTATGAATCTTCAAGATCAAGTAAAAAGCTCGATTATAAAAGATAGAAAAAAATATTCTAAAGGCATGTCACTAACAGAAGCTTTAGCAGATACGGCTGCTTCTGGACAGCATATACCAAATGAAACAAATCCATATCCGGTGTTGGATAAGATGTTTACGTCAGCCGATGTTTCCCAAGCAGCAACATCTCCAGACGGTAGACCAGTAAATCTTGATAAGGTTTCAGACGTAGTAATAGATAATTTAACAAAAGATTATAGTCAGCTTATGAAGAAGCTTGATGAAAAGACAGCAGCAAAAAGGGGATAATAAATGTCAAACAGTCCTAATGAAACACAATTTAATCCAATAGATGAGGATGAAAGATTTGTAGGCATATTATTGCCTATGTCAAATTCTAATTTTGGATATTTTGCTCCATCTAAAACAACTAGAGAAGCTGCATTTACAAATTTAAAAAATTTAATTTTAACAATGAAGAAGGAAAGACCATTTCAACCAGAATTTGGGTGTGATATACATAGAGCCATTTTTGAGCCGGCTTCATCTGCTGGGGATATACAAACCATGATAGATGGGTCTATTAGAGATGCTATAGCAGAGTGGTTGCCCTATATTATTGTTGAAGATGTTGTTGTTAATATGGAAGACGCAGATATAGATAACAATAAAATTCGAGTTACCCTTAAATTTTCTGTTAGTTTAATGTCGGATTCTTTAGATGAATTAACGTTTTCATCGGCAGGCGGAACACTTATAGCAGCAGATGAAGTTAGCCCTGCATTTTTAGACTAGGAGATAGATAATGGCAGATACACAAGTTAAAAAGGAAGTAAGATATATAAATAAAGATTTTGCAAGCCTTAGAGCCAATTTAGTAAATTACGCTAAAGTTTATTTCCCAAATACATATAACGATTTTAATGAATCATCTCCTGGTATGATGTTTATTGAAATGGCAGCATATGTTGGAGATGTTTTATCTTATTATATGGATTCTCAAATAAAAGAATTATTTATTCAACATGCAGAAGAAAGAAAAAATGTTGTAAATTTAGCAGAGGCTTTAGGGTATAAACCTAGACAATCCTTTGCTGCCTCTACAACATTAGATATTTTTCAATTAGTACCATCAATAGGTTCAGGAGAGACTAATAAGCCAGATTATAGATATTCTTTGATAATAGCAGAAGGAATGCAAGTTTCATCTACAGTAGATAGTAATGTTACATTTAGAAGTAATGAATTAGTTAATTTTAATTTTTCAAGTTCTAATGATCCAACAGATATTTCTATTTATGAGAGAGATGGAGGAACTGGAGAGCCAACATATTATTTATTAAAGAAGTCTGTCAAGGCTAGTTCTGGAACGTTAGCTACAGAAACATTTACAATTGGTGATCCACAAAAATATTTACGAATAGCACTAAATAATACTAAAATATTAAAAATAGTTAGTGTTAAAGATTCAGATGAAAACACATGGTATGAGGTACCTTATTTAGCTCAAGATACGATTTTCAAGGAACTTAGAAATACAGCAGAAAATGATCCACAATTTGCTCAGTATAATGATACTTCTCCATATCTGTTAAAACTTAAAAAGACTTCGCGAAGATTTAGAGCTAGAATTAGAGGAGATAATAAGTTAGAATTACAATTTGGGGCTGGTATATCTTCTGATCCAGATGAAGTAATTATTCCAAATCCAGATAATGTTGGTTCTAATTTGCCAGGTGGAAGATCATATTTAGATGTTTCTATTGATCCATCAAACTTTTTATACACCAAAGCGTATGGGCAAATTCCGCAAAATACAACACTAACGGTGACATATTTAACGGGTGGAGGATTGGGAGACAATGTAGCACAAGGAGATTTAACAACAGTTTCAGGGATAAGTACAACATATGATAGCGATGCGGGTTTATCTACATCTGTTACTAATGTTGTTAGGGCTTCTGTAGCAGTTAATAATATAGAGGCAGGGGTAGGTGGAAAAGGGCCAGAAACTATACCAGAAATACGAAATAATGCATTAGCTCATTTTTCAGCACAAAATAGAGCAGTAACAATGGAAGATTATTTAATTAGAATATATTCACTTCCAGAAAAATTTGGTAGAATAGACAAAGCATATATAGTTCAAGATGAACAATTAAATAAGTCAAAACTTTTACAACCAGTTAGTAGCACAGATGGTTCTTCTATTTTACCAACTAATCAATCGGAGACAATTAAAAATCCATTAGCCTTAAATTGTTATGTATTAGGGTTAAATTCAGTTGGAAATTTAACAGCCGTAAATGAAGCTATAAAGCAAAATTTAAAAACATATTTAGGGCAATATAGAATGTTGACAGATGCTATAAACATTAAAAACGGATATATTGTTAATATTGGTGTAAATTTTGAAATTATAGTTTTATCTGGGCATATCAAAAGGGAAGTATTATTATCATGTGTAGTTAAAGTTAAAGATATTTTTGCTTTAAATAAATGGCAATTTAATCAGCCAATAGTATTGTCTGATATTTATACTGAGTTAGCAATAGTGGAAGGTGTACAATCTGTTGTTAGTGTAGAAGTTGAAAATAGATGGGATGCAGATCTTGGGTATTCAGGAAACGTTTACGATATAGAGGAAGCAACAAAAAATGATATTATATATCCTTCCATGGACCCGGCAGTTTTTGAAGTTAAGTTTCCAAACAGCGATATTAAAGGCAAGGTAACAACAACATAGGAGAGTTAATGTGTTTTATTCGATATTCCCAGAGAAAGATGCAACATTATATGAAATAAGTTCAAGTCAAAACACAGGACTAGATGAAATTTTAGAACTTAGAAATTCACAACCTCTCGTGGCTGGAACAGTTGTACCATATAATTCTAGAATATTATTAAAATTTAATATTACAGACATTTCACAGTCTATGGCCGGTCCCACACCAGATATACCATCAACTGCAAAATTTTATTTAAGATTATATACAACTAAAGCTGAAGAACTTCCACTTTCATATTCATTAGAAACATATCCAGTTAGTCAAAGTTGGGAGATGGGAACCGGAAGATATTATAATTTTCCAAAGACCACCGATGGGGTTAGTTGGAAATACAGAGATAATATGCTAGCTAGTAATCAATGGGCTACAGAATCTTTTGCAGCCGGCTCAACCGGAGGATCTCAGACCGAAAATGGAGGTGGGACTTGGTGGACTGTGTCTGGATCGGCTCAACAAGAATTTAATTATTCAGAAACCGATGTACATATGGATGTTACAACTATAGTTAAAAATTGGATGACAGGATCTATTTCAGCAGGCGGCGGAATTCTAAATGAAGGATTTGTGGTGAAGAGAGTTTCAGTAGACGAAAATGAAACTACTTCAGGATCATTAGGAGCAATACAGTTCTTCTCTAGAGATACTCATACTATTTATCCTCCTAAATTAGATGTAGCATGGGATGATTCAGTATTTGCTACCGGCTCTTTATCAGAATTAACTTCTAGTGAAAAGGTAGTTTATTTTAGAGGATCAAAACATGAATATCCTTCTGGCTCTAGAGTAAGATTTAGATTGAGAGGTAGAGAAAGATTTCCACAAAAATCATATGTTGCAACAGCATCATACACTACTAGCAATTATTTTTTGCCTACAAGTTCGTATTATTCTATTAAGGATGCTCATACAGAAGAGACAGTGGTTGATTTTGATAGTAGCTATACTAAGATTAGTTGTGATTCAGATGGAAACTATTTTGACGTGTGGATGGATGGTATGCAACCAGAAAGATATTATAGATTTATTTTAAAGGTTGAACAGAATAAATTAATAGAATTTTTTGATAATGATTATTTATTTAAAGTGGTGAGATAAAATGGCAAGAGGTGGTTTAAAAAAAAGCTATGATAGGCAGAAAAAAAGTAGACTTGCAGATCCAGAGTTAGTACGATCTGGAGAAAATATAAAAGATGCTTCACTCTTGGCATCTATAAAGGGCGGAATATTCGATGTAGAAACTGCAATGTTAAACACTTTAGTTGAAGTTTCTGGTAGTGTTCCAACTAAGAGAAACACGCATGGAGATGTTGTTGCCAAGTACGATATAGATAGTATAACTTCATTTATAGATGCAAGATTATCTAGAACAGGGTATAATAATGAAACCTTTGAAAAAGTAATAGATACATCAATTTCAGAATTGCTTCCCGCCGGCGGAGGAATGGGTGCAAGAGAATTTTTTGCTAACTATGAAGAATTAAATC